CTGGGTTCGCTTGTCAGGCGAGCCTTGCGCGCGAAATTGGCCCGTGATGTTCGGTAACCCCGCTTCGACCGTTTCGCCGACCTCAGAAGTTGTCGTCGTCATCTCCAGGAATCGGCGATGAGCGTTCGGCAAGTTGAACGTTGTCTTTCCGTCGCCCTCACCGTGGCTAGTACCCAGCACAGCGAACAAGGCCGCATACGTCGTGCGGCTCACAGCCGCACCGTTGCAGACAAGATACCCAGAAGGCACATTCGTGCCATCGAAAGGCAGGATCGTGCCAGTCGGAACGGCGGCCTGAACGAGGTCGCGAACCCACTTCGTTGTGGCGGCGGAGTAGTCATTGCTATCCGCTGCCGGGTGGTGAGACGTAAAGACTTCGCCAACGTATGCCCCGTCGACCAAGCGCCAACGGGCAGTGATGCCGCAGAACGTTTCGGCTGTTGCGTTGTCTGGCTTATTGACTCCCATCTGGATGTACGACATGCCGTCAGAGCGTTTTGCGTACTCGATCTTCGCCAAGCGGTTCTTTGCGTTTTCAATCCCGTTTTTGTCATAGAACGGAATGTATAGGTACTGATTAGCAGTCGGATTCACACCACGCTCAATGCTTCCGCTCTGAAGGACATACGGCGAGGTGTGCCAATGGCCGCCCGCGATATCGGGGTATATGCGGCTAGGAACGCGGACATCTCCACCATTTGTAATGGTGACTTTCCTGACGTCAGCAGACGTATGGCTGTTACAGTTGGTCGCCAAAACGATGTGGTTGTCCGACGCCAGAACAATGTCCTCTGCCGAGCGCTTCAGGGAATCACGAAAAGCCTTCATCTCTTCGTTGGCATATCCAGTTTCCCCCGAACAAATGAACGTAGCTTGATTAGCACCCGCAAGAATGAAGTCGTCTTGCCCATCTACTGTAGATTGAGATATATAGGCGACCTTTCGATTGCTTCCGAACATGTTCATCCATAAACCGTCGCCAATCGTTACATTGCCCGGCACAAAAAGGTCGCCTGCTTCAGTAATAAGCATCTGCCAGTCTGTGGTGTTGGTATTCGACGCCTTATTCTCTTTGGACACAAACGAAATCTGAAAGGAATTCCTGTATCCGGCTACGACGAACGACCCCTCATTGGTTGCTTCGAACGAGAAAAGAGGAGCGAATGCACCATTCACTGCCGTCGAGTTGATGATCGTACCGCCATTTGCGGCACCAACGAAAGAATTTTCACCGTTGACGGAACTCTTGATCGTCCCCGTCATGGTGTTCGTGCCGTCGAGCTTCAGGTAATTCTGAGCGGTGTATCTCGGGTCGAAACGCTCCCAGTCAGACCAATTTTCTTGACCTAGGTTTTGATCTGCAGTGCGATAGAACCATTCATAGCCTTGCATAACGATTTGGGTCTTGTCGCAACCGTTGCTCATGCCGAACTGAACGCCAACCCAGTCGCCGTTTATCGCCGCGGCAGGAATTTCGGAAGTCGCGATTCCACTCAAACTGTCGAACAAAAAGCTACCTTTTACAGACTGGATGCTCGACAGCTTCTTGTACGCCATCGCGTTAAGCGGAACGTCCCCGTTGGCGGTGGCCGCAACACCGTCGACGGATCGAGCGACATTCTTATCGCCTACAGTAGCATTCCCCTTTACCGTCAACGTGCCACCGACACTTGAATTCCCTGTCGTGTCGACCGTGGTTGCATCAATGCCAGTAGCGGATACGGCCTTCAGCGTAGACTTGCCTGCAACATTGAGAGTGTTATTCAGCGTAGCAGCACCAGTAGCCGTAAGAGTGCCGCCAACCGAGGCATTCCCCGTCGTTGTGATAGTCGATGCACTGATGTCAGTCGCAGACATAGCTTTTGCAGTCGTCTTGCCTGCGACGGTCAGAGTGCTTTTCAGATTAGTCGTACCCGTTACGTCCATCGTTCCACTAACCGACGCACTCGCGAGAGACGCACCCCCCTTGACAGTCAGCGTGCCGCCCGCGGTAAGGGCCCCGCCGGCAGAGATGGAGCCAGTGGCGGACACGCCTCCGGCCACAGTCATTCCTGCAGGCACAGCGTATCCCGTCAGAGCGGCGAGCGACTGCGCAGCGCTCTCAGGCGCGTTGGACGCACCAGTTCGAATGATTTTGCCTGCCGACTGATCGGCGACCAGAGTCTTCCAGGTACCGTCTGCGACAGCAACCTTGTCCGCAGGCATTTCGCCGACAGTCATGAACTCGGACGAAAAAAAAGCGCGTTCAGACGCGCTGTAGTAGTAAGCCATACCTATCTCCTAGAAGCCAACCGCAAGCCAAGCGACATTCGCCCCGCCGTTGCCGTCGTGCACAAGATCAAAGTTCCCTCGCGTCCGAGACTTCACGGACACGGCTAATGGAAGCGTCTCTGTCGACTCAGCAAGCACGACAGAGCACTTCTTCGGGAAAGCGACCGGGAAGAGAAGCTTCGTCGAGCCGTCTCGCGCTACCAAGCCCTTTCCCCACTGGATGATCAGACCGTTCGGCAAACGCTGATAGCCTGAGTCTTCGTGCGACTTCTGGAAAGCCGAAAGAAGCGCGAGAGGCGTCACGGCCTTCGTGTTGTCTTTTCCCGCCGCAACCTCTGCTGACGTTGCCAACTTAATGAGGCCAGTTCGGCCAGTCGTCGCTACGCGCTTCGACAAAGTAGCAGGCGTCACAACTCGAGAAGCATCCGCACCTGAAAGCACCTCGGCGTCAGTCGCCAGCTCGACAACGCCAAGCGTCGATGTCGTAGCAGGCGGATTGTGAAAGTTCGTATCGCCGAACACAATGCTCGTTGCGTCGAACGCCGAAGCAATGATGTCGACAGCGAGCAGACTCTGAGACTGAGACGCCTTCTGCAAAATCGGCACAGTCTGCGAGTAGACCGCAAAAAGCGTTCCCTTGTCGGTAAAAAGACCGATTTCGTAGACGGTGTAGCTGTCTGCGCTTGCGTCCAGAGCCGTGACATGAATCGTCTGATCCCCGACCGCGCCGCCTGATAGAGAGCTCAAGCGCTTGAACTCTTTCTTCAGCGCGGTCTGGCTATCCGTTGCCGTGTACTGCCCCGTTCCGTAACCGATTTCATTAATCAGAACAGGAGCCGTACCGTTGTGCTCTGCATTGATGATTTCTGCCAGACCTGCCGCGGTGATCACGATGGTGTCTGTATTTGACATAGTTCTACTCCTAAGCGTTTAGCGCCTGCGCCACTGCGGCGTCGATGGCGGCCTTGAGCGCGGCCGGCGTTATGAAAACATTCGTCGCCACACCTGCGATCGCCTCCTCGTTGCTTGCCTTCAGTCCAGCAAGTGCAGCAGGCGTCAAAAACTTTTTGTTTTCCGTACCAACCTTAGCTTCCGCGACCGTGCAAGCCCTTTCGTCGACGAGCGTCTTTGCTGTTGCAGGCGTCACGGCCGCGTCCGAAACAACGCCTTCAGCGGCCTCGGTCGGCGATGCGATGCGAATCGCACCTGCGGTGTCTTCAGCCGCAATCGGCACGATACCGACAAGCGAATCTGCAAGCTGTTTTGGCGTAACGGCCTTGTCCGTTGCAGTACCGGCGCGGATGTCTTCGTCACTGGCAACTTGAATCAAGCCTCGTCGAGACACGTTCGCCTCAAGCGTACGAATACTCTTGGGCGTTATGAACGAAGTATCGTTCGTTCCTGCGTCAACAGCTTCCGTTGTCGATTTGTAGGTCGAGAGAAGCGCGGCCTTCATCGTTGCAGGCGTGATCGCCTTTACCGCGTCCGTTCCGGTCTTCGCTTCAGCATCCGACGCAAGCCGGATAATCCCAGTTCGCGCAGTCGTAGCCGTTCGCTTCGACAGCCCATTAGGTGTCACAACTCGGAGCGTATCCGTGCCGGCGATCACTTCATCAGCTGTTGCGAGCTCAACGATACCAGGGCGAATTGTTGTTCCTGCTGTGAACTGATACGTCACGTCGCCGAACGTAATCGCCTTAGCCTCCGCTCCGACAATCTTCAAGTCAAACGCGAGAAGTGCAGTGGCGGCCGCAGTCTTCTGGATGATCGGCGTCGTCTGAGAAGTCACGGCAAAGAGCGTACCGGTCGACGTAAAGATGCCGACCTCAAAAGCCTCATACGTCACAGCGTCGGCATCACGTGCAGCGACGTGAATCGCGTTATCTCCTGCCTGACCACCTTCGATGATTCGAAGAGTCTTGATCTGACTCTGCAACGCCGTCTGCGCCTTCGTCGGCGTGTACTTGCCTGAGCCTATACCGATATGCGTCAGCTCTACGGCGTTTGTCCCAGTTTCAGAGACGTTGATCAGCGCCTGAAGCCCTGCCGTTGTCAACACAAAATCCATCGTTTACTCCTATTTCGCTACGCCGATAAAGCAATGCTCAGTCAGCGTTCTAAACGCAAGACTCACGTCCAGCGTCGATGTGTACTCGGTGTTTGTCATCAGCTCTGACCTGATACGCGCATACGCCACCGGGCGCACGGAGCCGTGCCACCCGATTCGGCCAAGGAGGTTCTTGACGACAACGAAGTCAAAGTGCGATCGCACAGGCTTTGCGTCATTGATAAGCGCGATCAAGTCCTCCTGCATCTCGCTCTCAAGAGTTCCGTCTATCTTGCCGAGAGAGGCGAAGATCGTGAAAGTGTGAGGAGTGCCTTTCGGCGTCGTCTCCCACCACTCCTGAATCGTGGCCGCAGAGCCGAGAGCCTCAACAGCCTCCTCAACGGCCTTTCGCGTTCCCTTCTTTCGCTTCTCCTGAACGACCTGCTTTACGATCGAGCGCTTCAGCTCAATCGGCCAAGAATCGCGCCAGACGCTTGCGTCCCACGAGTACGCCAAATGATCGAGCTGCTCGGATGTCAGGCTGTCGATGCTCACGTAAATCGACGGAAGATCGAGAACACCAGTCATCTCACGAAGCGGAATGTCTAGCGCCTTAGCGGCGGCCGACACGTCCGAATCCTTCGAGATCGAGTCCGGCACCAGGTCGAGCAAGCTTGTCTTGTCTAGCTCCTTACTCATCCTTCAATCCCTTGTAATTGACCGTCAGCTTCGTGCACTGCGCGACCTGACTGCGTGTCAACGCTTTGAACGCTGCAGGCTTCTGAGTCGCAGAATCAATGCGACAAGCGCCTGCGGCTACGATCAGTTGCGTCAACTTTTCAGGCGTAATGTCGCGTCCGATCTTTGCCTGCTGCCACGACTTGTATGCAACAGCCGCGTTCTCGACCAAGGCCTTGATCTCTGCGGCCTTGTACTGATCTTCTTTCGAAATCCAGTAGTCGACCTGAATCTCATAGTTCACAGCGGCGGGCGAAAGCACTCGGACATAGTCTGTCAGCGGCCGAATCTCGCCATCGCGCAACCTGGCTTCGATCTGCTCGAGCGTCTCGCGAGATGGAAGCTCACCGCCCTTAAGAAGCGCATAGACGTCCACCTGTCCGGGCGTCGGCGAGTCAATGCATACGTCGATGATGGCCGAGCTCACGCTCTTCGCATGGAAGATATACGCCTTCTCCGGTCCCGCGACGCTGAACGAATTTGGCGCTAGGCGGATGCGGTTCGCATAGTCAAGGTCACTCTCGGCGGATGCGCCGCCAGACGTGATCGTGACGTTCTCGGCCGATGCGACGAAAGTCTGCGGCTTGACGATGACGTTGATCTGTCCGGCCAAGAAGTCGTTGCCGGCAGGACCGGAGCTCGTACACTCCGCCTGCACGTCACCAGTCAAAGATCCGACAGGGATATCCAGATCCTGAGTAGTAGCAAACGTCACCGTGCCGTTTGTCACCTCAGTGCCGGATGGAATTGTCACGACCTCGCCTAGCGCTCGCGAAAGCGTGAATCGCATTGTCGTCACGGCCTTGCTCTCCGCCAAACGCTCAACGTTCAGCAGAAGCCCTAGCGCATCGAGATAGCTTCCTTGCGCATAGGACAACAAGTTCTGCTTCGCGGCCGCGTCAATTGCGCTTCTCTGCGTCACGATAATGGCCGTGAGTGACAAAAGAAAAAGGCGGACAGGATCACCCGCCGCCAATGTTCTTCCGCTGGCCTTCTCGAATGCGGTGATGATTTCAGCCTCTAGCGCCGTCGCATCCGTCGTCAGAAAACTGATGTCCTTCAGCCCCCATCTGGGCAATGTTTCTGCCATCACTCACCTCCTATTTGTACAGTCACGATCGGCTTCAGCACGCCGTCCATTGCGCCTTCAACATCCTCTGCGAAATCAACGCTGGTCACCTTTGCTCTCGGCTCATATCGCTCAATGGCGTCTATCACCTCAGAACGCATCAGCATCTTTGCAGCGGGAAGCGACTGGTCTACGTTGTCCCACGAAATACCGAAGTCGCGGTCGAGCGGAACGGAACCCTTGCGCGTGGCAAGAATTGTTCGAACGTTCTGCAGGATCTCCATCACGCCTTCTGGCGCAAAGTCAACGTCAATGCTTTGCTGACCTACTCGATACTTAGCCATCACCGACCTCCTTGAGCGTGATCGTCACGGATCCGCTAACGGGGATGCCGAGATTCGTATGTTCCTTGCGGTCTTCCGAAACGGACTCAATGACAAACTTGCCCAAGTAGTCCGGGCCGATCAAAAGCCGCTGCGCTTCCTTCTTCTCCATCAGCATCTGCAACCCCTTCAGAACCGCAATCGGCGGCATACCGAGAAGCGAGTTGAGTTGAATCGTGAAGCTCACCGACGCTAGACCCGGTCCGACATATTCGACAACCGGCTTCTTACCTATCACTTCGTGCGTAGCCCACCGCGTCGAACGCTCGACCTTCAAGTCTTTGAAAGTCAAACAGACGGCCGAGGAGGTCACGAACGGAATATTTCCAAACAGTCCAGTCACACCGGCCATAGCGCCTCCGACACCTCGTAGGCATATGCCAGAGTCCAAAAAGCAAAGCATGTGGCGACAAGCACTAGCACTACACTCATGGACAACGCGAACGCCCATCGCAAAATCTTGATTTCCATCGTCGGCCTATCCTTTTAAAAGATCAAAAAAGCCCCACGAGGATTGCCCGCCCCGTGGGGTTAATTTTTTTGTGCTCGCCTTGTTAGTGCGGACCGCTCGTCTCACCGTGCGGAGCCGTGTGGGTATGAGACATCACGCTGATGCCACCCGCGACAACGTCCTGAGAAGCATTCATGGAGCCGATCAGCTCGATGTTGCCCGTAGCCTTGACGCCACTGCCGCCAGAGACCGTGAAGCCGCCAGCGCCCGTAATGAGGCCGGTAACCGAAAGCGTTTTCTGAATGATCACGTCACCCGTGAACGTCGACGTCGGAGAGTTGACCGTAAGCGAGCTCGAGGCGTTAACCACAGCATCCGTGCAGTTGACGGTGATCGTCTCAGGAACCGTTATCGTCCCCGTCCGGCGGTTGTAGACAATCTCTGTCCCCTCGATCGTCATCGTCAGCTCATGTGCTTCTCGGTCGTAGCTGAAGCGCGTCCCATCCTTGAAGACGACTGTGCGCTTCTCAGGACTGGACTCCGGCGGTGTAATCTCGCCAGCGTAGAAGGAGCCGAGAACGATGCCGTCCTCTTCACCCCCACGCCGAAAGGCAACCACTACGTCTTCACCGATGTCCGGAAGCTGGTAGTCGTGGTTGTCATACGTGCACCTCTGCATGACCGGCAAGTCATAAGAGTTCAGACTGTCATCGTCATCAAAAACGACGCGGCAAGTGCAGGCAACCGGATCGATCGAGACGACTTCGCCGATACGAATAGTGTCTGTTTCCATCACTCACCTTTAATATTTGTTGTTCACGCGACGGACGTTGATCGACGTCGTGTAGCCGGAGCCCGATACGCTATGCGTTGCGGACTCGACGAAGAACCGCCCGTCAAAACTTCCGAAGCCCTTGACCTCTACGACAACACCCGCGACGAGACGCGTATCGCCGACCAGCGTCATCGAGCCTGTAAGCTTTCGCAAGTTCAACTTTCGAAGCGTCGCCTTGGCAAGCCTCTCAGCTTCCGCCCTCGAGGTCACGCGCTTCTTCAGCTTGTACTCCTGCCCGTTGTCGTCTGCATCCGGATCAATGTAGACGTACGTGTTGACAGCAGGATTCTTCCTCGCGTTTGAGCTGTCGATCTTGTTCAAGTGGATGTCATACTTGGCAGGCGGCTTTTCACTCGGCTTTTCAAGGCTTATGTTGTAGCCGCCGGCTGACTTGCGAGTCTTCTTCTTGATGTCGCGCCACGACACAACGCAGCTCTTGTATGTCTCCGACTGCTCATTCTGAAAGTCCCATGAAAGTATGTCGGCCTTCCCGAGCTCGAGCGTGCAAATCGGATCCATCCTCTCGAATCGCGTCTGGTCGAAGATCACGATTGTGTCGTCCGTCACCTTGAGCGAGAAGCCCGCATCTCGGCACAAACGCGTCAAAAAAGCCAGATCGCTTTCGTCCTTTTGGTCGAGTCGATCGTACTCTGGATCCTCCTCTGTTTCGAAGATCAGTGAGATCTCGGCCTTTTTCGCAATCTCGGAAGCAATACGCTTGAGCGTGTACTTCTCCCAAGCCTTACTCACCAGCCTGCGACGAATTGGCGCTTTGAGCGGAACAGACACGGCGCGAATCTCACAAATCCGTGGCGAACCGCTCGCGCGCATGGAGTCGACGTAGAACTTTCCGCAGAAAAGCTTTTGCTTAGATACGCCAATGCTCTGGATGTAGGCTCTGATCGTCTCACCTGCATCCGGTCGCCATGACCCCGCCCATTTGCCCGTCTCGTCCTTAAGCGTCAGCGAGATTTCATCCGCCTGGTCGGCCTCCTTGTCGCTGTACGTAAACGAGAGAAGATCGGGCACAACCTCCTCAGTCGCGTCGGTCTTCTCATCCGTAAAGAGAAGCGTCAGCTTTGTGATTCGCGGATCAGTCATTGCCTCTCCCTCTCTTCCACGACGGCAGATTAGGCTCTGCCAACTTCGAATCTTCGACAACAGGAACATTTAGTTCAACGCCTGCAGAGAAGAACACAACCTTGCGGTGCTCGAGGTTGGCCGCGATCAGCGCATCGATGAAGTGCTCATCGCCGTAGACCTTCTTTGAGATGATGTCCCACGTGTCCATGGACGTCGTTACGTACGTAGTCATTTTTGCTCTCCTCATGCAAGGGCAAGCCGACGACGATCGGCCTCCATGCGCTCGAACTTTCGCTCAAACTCGCGCATGCTTTCATCTGTAGCCTTCTTGACGGCATCGTAGGCATCTGCGCCTCCGGTAACGTTGATAACAGGCGAGTAGTTAAAGACCGACGGCTGATTGTTGGCCGCGCCACTGATCGCCGGCAGTGTCGAAAGCGGCATTACGGCTTCAGGCTCACTGCCTTCTCCGATCATGGCAAGCGTCGGAGAACTGACCACGCCGCCTTCTGCCAGCATCGGAATCTCAGGAATGTTGAATCCGATGGTGCCGCCGCCGAGCATTGCCGGCAACTCGATGTTGAGAGCGTTCAGCTTCGACAGAGCGCCGTTCACCATGCCGATGACGCCGTTGAGCGGTGCCTTGATCAGCCCGCCAAGGCCGCCGAAGATCTCGCCAAACTTAGCGCTAACCTTTGACCAAGCCTCGCCCCAAGTTCCGAAGAACGTGCTACCAATCCAGCTTGTCAGATTCGAGAAGTAGCTCTTTACCGCCTCGACCTTCGACTGAACGTAATCAATCGATGTGGTCACGAAGCCTGCAATGCCGGGGAACTTCGTTGAGAACGCCGCCCACAACTCGTTAACCTTCAGCTTGACTTCGTCAAAATTCTTGTAGAGCGCAATGCCGCCTGCAACAAGCCCGGCTAGAGCCATCACGGCTAGACCGACAGGACTGGTGAATGCGGCCTGGATCGCAAAACCCAAACCCTTCACCAGCACAGCCGTTGCCTCGGCCGCAACGCCCGCAGAAACGCAAGCGATCTTCCACGCGATCATGGCTGCACGGCTTGCACCCCAAGCAATGCCCGTAAGCGCTTTCCCGGCAAAAGAAAAGGCACCTCCTAAGAGACGCCCTGTCACCGCAAGCCCGCGGCCTACCGCCGTTGTCAGCTTCATCGCTGTTGTGCTGAGCGCGCAAACACCCCGCCACACGTCCATTGCCGCCGAAAGCGTGTACACAACACCTTTGACAGCAACAGCCGCCGCAAGCATTCCGCCCAGCGCCGCTGACACCTTCAGGACAGTTTTCACCGTCTCCTTGTTGTTGCGAACGTATTCGCCCGCGGCAAAAGCCAAATCACCGAGGTATGTCGCACCCTCGCGGATCGGATCCAAGAACTGATCGCCAAAAGAGCGTGCCACAAAGTCTGCTGAGTTTTTCAACAGCTGCAGCGAGTTCGATGTTGTCTTCGCGCGAGCCTCAAACTCCTTCTCCATCGAGCCCTGGTACTTAGCCGGGTCGTGAATTGTTGCGAAGTTCTTCTCTAGCGCTTCAATGTTCTGGAGAAGCGGGCCGATAGACTCCATGCCCGTGTCTCCGAAGAGCTCCTTCAGATACTTCATCTGCTCTTCTACAGGCAGGTTTTTCAAGCCCTTGAGCACTTTCAGGATCGTACCTTCTGCGTCCTCCTGAAGGCCCTTTTCCAGCTGCTTAGGATCATCAATACCGATGAAAGACAACGCTGCCTTCTGCCTATCGCTCAATTGGGTCGCAGTTGCCAGCGTACTCATGAACGACTTCATGCCTGTTGCTGCCGTTTCACTCGTCGCGCCGGAAGCGATCAGAGTCGCCGACAAGGCCGCCGTGGCTTTTTCTGACAAGCCCGCAACCTTACCCAAAGCACCATAGCGCTGAATCGCGTCGCCGATCTGATTCGCCAACGCGGCATTGTCATTGCTGAGCGCGTTCACGGAGTCAGCCAAGGCATACGTCTCCTGGAGGGAGAGCTTCATACCGCTTTGCCACTTCGACATCATCGTGCCTGCCTGCTCTGCAGTCATGTCGAACGCAACAGCCATCTTTGCGGCCTGCTCCGTGAAGCCGAGCAGATCCTTCTGCGCAACGCCGGCACCGGCCGCGGCTGCCGCAATCTGCGCGAGGCCGTCTGCGCTCATCGGAATCGTCAGGCTCATGCGCTCAAGCTCACGCTTCATTCGCTCAAGCCCTTCAGGCGTGAAGTCGGACACCTTGGCCAAATCCGCTATCGCGTCTTCCATCTTCATGGACGCCTGCACCGGACCCGAGATCGCGGACTTCACAGACGATGCCGCTGCGCCAAGACCCTTAAAAGCTCCGATACCAAGCGTCATCTTTCCTGCGGCCGCGCCGAAGCGTTGCATGCCCTTCGCATTTGCCTCGATCTTCCGCCGCGTCACGTCGATCTGGTCGCCAAGTTCTTTTTGGCGTTTCCTCAGCGTGACGATGCTCGACTCTGCAGATGCAGACGCGCCAGGAATGCGATCGAGTTTTTGCTTCTCCGCCTCAAGCTTTACCGAGCAGCGCTCAACGGCATCCTTCGCCTTCTGGTGGGCGACTGCCATCTTCTTGGTCGGAACCCCGACTCGAGACATCTCTGACTCGAGTTCGTCTAACTTCGCCTTCGCCTGACGATACGCCGCGGAGGCTTTCAACACCGCCTTGCGGTGATTGACCAATGCGCCCACCTGAGACGCCTCGGCCTCGAGCTCGGACAGCTTCGACGAAAGCCCACCGACAAGACCTCCGGCGGAACTGAAGGCCTGCGGCAGGCTTGAGGCCAACTTGCCAGCAAGCTGAAAGGTCAAACTGTGCTCAACACCTGCCATATTCATCCCCTACAAAACAAAAAAGCCCGCCAAACGGCGAGCCTTTATGCGCTCAAAATCGCATCGAAATCAGCTGAAAACAAACAGTCCGATCGTGATGACTACCCAAATCAGAAACAGAACGACGGCAGCGACAATCAGCTTCGCGTAGAACCCGGCAAGCTCAACCAAGCCAAGAATGCCACCGACAGCGACATGCGCTGCGATGCCCTTAGCGGTATCGAGCTTTTCTTCCTGGGTCATATCCTTCCAGTAGAAGCCATCTGGAACGTTCTGATTTTTATCCTTGTTTGTCATGGCGGTGCGGCAAAGGGGTTTCCTTTCATTCTAGCGCCATTTACCGCTTTCGCCTATCCTGCTCTTCCTGATCTTTTTGGACAGCGCGGTTCCACGCCCCCAGCTCAACCAAAGGCAGCGCCATCCAATCGAACACCGATCCGCCCGTATACGGCCGCATGCGCAAGCAGACCTGCATCAGCCGCTCCTCAGGGTCAAAGTTTCCCCTGAGGCCTATACGAGCAAAAAACCTGCGGCCAGTGTAGAAACCGTTAGGTAGTCCTTGGCGGGCAGGCCTTCCATAAACTCAATCGGCTGATCAATGGCTTTGGCCGCCAGATAGACGCAGAAGTCCATGTCGGCCTGCATGATGTTGCCGCCCGCAAAATTGCCGGAGCGAATAAATTCCCGCTTCGCCTGGGACACCTGGCGACCCGTCAGGCTTTCGAAATCAATCTCGAGCTCGGTGTACTCCTTGCCCTCGAAGTTGTACGGCTTAGTCAAAACGATCTTCATATCAAACCCTTAAAGAAAAAAGCCGGAAGAGCGAACCCTCCCGGCGGTGCTTAATTACGCGAGGCCAAGATCCTTGCGGACAGTTTCGAGCATGTCCTCGTCGCCGATCTTGCAGACATAGTTGAACTTGTCGATCTCCATAACGCTCTTCCCGTCAAGGTAGAGATTGAGATAGGAGACCTCAAGTTCTGTTTCGCTGTCGGTCGTCGAGCCCGTCTCAAAAGAGCCGAGGTTGATCGACTTCGGCAGAGCCTTGAGCGCAAGTCGAGCAGGCACGGTCTTGTACTTGCCGCTCGCAGCTTCGTAGACCTGCTGCGAGCCGCGGATGTCAAGCGTATGAGACTTGAACGCCGCAAGCTTCACAGCATTCGGCTCAATCGTTCGCCACTGAAGGGAGACCGTCATAGAGCCGAAATGCCCCATGATCGGCGTCTCGATCTCGCCGGCAATGCCCGCGCCGCTAACCGTATCAGTCATCGGTTCAACGTTCGGCAGCGTCACGGTAGCAGTCCCGAGGCAGTCGTTTCCTTCGCTGTACACGCGGAAGGCGACGAGGCGCTCAGGCACATTATTCGTTCCAGCCATATTTCACCTCATTAGTTGTAAAGCGTGGTCAGGTTGTTCACGTCGTACTCGAGCACGAAATCAATTTCACGTGCCGGAGACGGCGGCGTCACATAGACGTGGAAGCAGAACTTCCCGTCCATCATGCTCGTAACTGGGTTCTCTGACTCGAGGAACTCGACTCGACCACCGAGGATGTACTGACGCGCGGCTAGGCCGTTGAGCCAGACATTCGCGGACAGGATGACCGTGTCGATCAGTCGACGGTTGGCAGGTGCATCAAGCTTCTGCCAGAAGGTCTGCGTCAGCGTATTGCCAATCCAGTTGAACATTCGACGGATGCAGATGAAGGAGTCCTTCACGTCCGTCGTCGCCGGATAGGCCGCGGTTCGGTTGCCCCAACACTTCCAACCGCCCATGAAGTTGAGAGCGGTCACAACGCCCTGACCGTTCAGGTATTCGCCGTTGTCCGGACCGAGCCAAACTTCCGTGCTGTCTTCGAGAACAGCCGCGGTCATCTTGAAGCCCTTGTTGGACGGAGAAACATACGGCGTATCGTCGTTTTCAGCGTCAACCTTTGCGAGAAGCGCCATGAGCTGAGAGCTCATGTTGTAGACCGTGCCATCAAGAGAGAGCATGGGCCAACAAGCGACCTGCATGCGATCGGTGATGTTGTTGTCGGTCTTCCACTTCGCAACATCCGTGTAAGCCTTAACCTTGTCGGTCGGAATGTCGATCAGACAGATGGCACGGAAGTAGTCGTTGATGCTCGTTGCCTTAGCGGCCATCACGGCTGCCACCTCGGGCTTGCTGGAGAACCCCGGCGCAACAATCGTGCCCGGCACAATGCCAAAGCGCGGGAAGCACTCGTCGACAAGCTCGAGGCCGCTCTTGTTGCCGGAGACGTCAACACCGCCGACAATCGCGTCTTCTTTAACGGCGGTAGGATCAAGCTTCTGCGCGGCGAAGGTAAGAGCCTCTCCGGTCGTGCACTTGAAGGTGCCGCCAGGCTCGGTAAGAGAAGCTACGACAAGGTTGCCGTCGCCGTCGAAAGACAAGACATAGTCCGTATCCTTGACGTAAGCAGAAGCGCTCGACGGAGTAATCGTCACAGAGTCGGGGAGAATGCCCGCTTCAGCGACCACAGCCTGCCCGGTCTTAGCGTCAAGCGTAACGGTCTGCGTCGTAGCTGCGGTCTTATGCGTCTTCGGATCGAGCACATTCACAAGAATGATCGGCGAGACGGCAAAAAGCGCAAACTGCGACTTGATCGCTTCGCAGAGCGTGAAAGCGTGCTTCTTGACGCCCCCCTGCTCAGCCGGCGGAACATAACCGAGTGCGGCCACAGCTTCGTCGTAGGAATACGCCAGAACCGGCTTATTCACGCAGGTCGGATCCGTCATGTTGACAGGAGCCGTGCCAAAAACGATCGGGATGGCCGCGGACACCTCGACCGGAGGAAGCACCGTAGTCGGCACTTCAGAAACGATAACACCATGCTTATAGGCCATCGTCAGATCTCCTTCAAAATTTGCTTGGAAAGTGTATTCATCAGGTCACCCTGCTTCTGAACGCGTTGACGCGCAGCGGCCAACTCGCCCAGACAAACAAAAAGCCCGCACAGCGACGGGCTCTTATCTCTGAGTTCCTGAACATGCGGCGGATAGCCTCCGCGAAAAACCGTGTATCGCTTCAGCACACCACCGGGCAGGTCTGGACCGACGTAAATCATCGGGATCTGCACCTTCGTTTTTCTAGCCATCAATAGCCCTCCACGCCGCTTACCTGTACGGGCGAGCGGAACGTCCAATGAGTCTCCATGTCCAACTGGTAGTAAGGGAAAGGCTGCTCGGCAGGAAGCGACCAAGTCACATCGCCTCTAAGCTGATAGCGCTCGTCGAGAATCAGACCGGGAAGGCTCATCAGCTTCAGACGGATGCGCTCCATCACGTTGAGGCAGTGCTCATGGCCTTCACGCGCCGAATCGACGCCGTTAGGGCAGTACGCGCCGACAACAACGACAACCGTCACGGACGTGATGTCCTGATTGCTGGAGCCGTTCTCGGCACGGACCAACACGAACGGAAAGTCATCTGACTTGCCTGCGCGCTTCGGCGGCAGATAGTTGTTGACTACCTTCGGCTCTCTCAGCTCCTTCGACTCGGTCGGCAAAAGCAGATCTTTTACCGCCTCACCGATCAAACCTCGAAGAGCTCTGCAAAGCTCGTTTTCGACCATTCAGGCCTCCTATTTTTTGAGCAGAAACTCAGTCTCGTGAGTCAAACGCTTCTCGAAAATCTCCTGAACGCGCTTCTGAACGCTTTCACTGACGCCCTCGTTTCCGCCCATCTGGGGGACCGACGGACCGGAAACCTTCTGGACCTTATCGACCTTGTACTTCTTGCCCGAATGACGTCCCTTTGACGCGTGGATCTTCTCGCCTGTTCGCATGTAGATCGCATGCTTCCCGGTGCCCCATCCACCATCCCAGGCAAAACCAGTCTTGAAAGCGCCACCACGACCTTTGTAGATCGCAACACGAATCTTCTTCCGATCGGCACCTGTCGTGCTCTTTCCTTCCGGATCGTGCGCAAAATGCCGAGCGGACAGCGGTTTACCCTTCGCGTTGACGCTACCTTCAAGGCGGCTCATTGAGGCACGGGTTACGCTGATTGCGTCGCTGAGGGCTTCGCGATTGACCGTGTAGGTCTTGCGAATGCCTTTCGTCAACGCAGTCTTTCCTGAAGTCAAAGACCGATTGATCGAGCGCATTACCGCCTTCTCCAATCCACCCTCGACGTTTCGAAGCAAAACCTTCGCGTCATTCAGCGCTGTGCCGCTGCTGCCGTCCAAAGAAATCAAGACGCTCATTGGCTCACCTTCTGACAAAGCATCACAAGTACGCCGTCTTCATCAGAAACAGACCGAACGTAATACTCGTGGCCGTCAATGACGATCAGCTCGTCTTCGACAGGAGCAGGGTCCATGTCTTCAGTTCGTACATACACCTTCAGCCTGTTGACGAATACGCCGATTCGGTAGCCGTCGTCATCCTGCGTCTGAATCACATCAAGCAAGGCAACAATGCGACGGCCTTGTATCTCGTGCCACTCCGCGAAGATGCGCGGATCAAGAAACGTCTTTGAGACGTCTGCCCTGAACTGCTTCTTGTAGTCAATCGCCATCGGACACCTCCGGCATGTCGGCGAAGGCCGCATCAATGCCGGAGCGCTTGGGCTTCCTTGTGGTAGCAGCCTTCTTCTGCTTGACCGACGGCGGAATTGGCTTAGCCGTTTCGACAACACCGCAGGCGCGGGCAAGGCCAGCACCAACAAGTGCATCGGCCATCGCATCGTCTGCGTCAACGATCTCGCCGGTGGCGTATCGCGTGCGCTCGTACAAAACGCTCTGAAGAATTTCGATTTGCATCTTTCCCTCCAAGAGGGAGATGGCGGACCACCTCCCTCACCGTTTATTAGGACTAGGACAGGCAGTTGATCAGGTGGAAGCCGTTGACCTGCTGAATGACAGGGAGCGGACGGCTCTTGATCTGAACCACTCGACCGGAGGGGTTGGCTCGCTGAACCCAAGAATCAGGCACGCGAGCACCTTCGTAGAAACGCACCTGCTCGTCGCCGGCAAGCGCGACAACGCCGTAAGCGAGCATCGTCTTCGTGTTCGGAGACGCGAGCAGGCAGGCCTTTTCGGGCACCATCGGGTGCTCCTTGCCGGCTTCGTCGATGTACCACTCGTCGTAAGAGTAGATGTCCAGATCAACCTCATTCAGGTGACCCATGTAAGACACGCCGTTCGGCAACTCCTGAGGCTTGACGAAGCCAAGATCGACACGACGATTGTCGAGCACCTGGTCGGCAATCAGCTTTTCCATCACGACGTCGTATGCCTTGGATCCGAGGATCATTTCCCGAGGCGTAAAGCCGCCGTTCTTGACCATCGTGCGCTTGATTGTGCGAAGGTCGGCAAGAATGTCCTTTGCCGTTACATCAGTGGCGTCCCACTTCTTCGTGAGAGTCGTCGTCGGCTTTTCGCCTTCACCAATGCTGCCCCAGAAGTCGATCACTTCGTCGTAGCCCTCGCCCTTTACAGTCACCTTGCCGGTGAAGAGCGCTTCGGCGCACATGGCTTCTTCGCGACGCGTGATGATGTCGTCGAGCTCAGAAAGATCGCGGCCGAGAATTTCGGCAGCACGTTCGCTCGGAGACTTGCCGGAGTAGATAGTCTCGCCCGGAAGGCGCTTGAGCATGTCTTCAGCAGTCGTGACGCGCATCGGAGAGAGTTCCGGCGCTTCGAAGCTGTACGTCGCATAGCCTTCGCGCTCGAGCACGATGCCGCCGACCTTCGGGTTGACGAACGGAGCGATCTTGCGGCCGCCCATGCCAACGATGTCGAAATCAATCTTCTGCGTGTTGAACGTCGGGCGATAAGCGAAGTAGCGATCGCGAAGCCAAGTGTGATTCGACTTCTTACCGGCCTCGATCATGCCCAACATGGTGCGGGTAGTAAACATATCCATAGCGTATTTCTCCTTAGATGGCCGGCTTGAAGAAGATGCAGACCTTGCGAGCGGAAGCCTTGAAATCGCTCACGAGGGCATCGTTGTCAGGCTTGAAGCTGAGAGCGTTTTCGTTGAATTCACCGGTGAGATAAACGGCGGCCTCAACAGCGCCATTCGTCGTATCAACGTCCTCAGCGAGAACGGCATAGACCTCGGAAATCGTGGTCTTGCCGGCATCGACCGTGCAGAGCGTACCCGTCGCATCGAGAAGGGCACCACGCTTGAGAGCACCCTGCGAAGCCTTCACCGTCATCGCATCGGCGACTACCGGCATCATCTGAGACGCGGCAAAAAGGTTGTCTGCCGTCGTCGTGTACTTTTCCTGTGCGAGCATAAAAACTCTCCTTACTTCTTTTCGAAACCGCGAGCACCAGCGGCGATGATTCGATCAAGCGCCTCCTGATTGACTTCGCCCGGAAGATCGACACCGTGAAGGTTTCCTGCATCTTCAGTAATGCCGTTCAGGCAATCGGCGTCTTCCGCCGTGTCCGTGATTCGACGCTTGCCGGTTGCCTTTTCGGCCTTGACGATTGCGACGGCCAACTCCGCCCCCGTCATCGTCTTTTCGCCGTACTTGGCTTCAGCGACAAGCTGCTCGTAGCCGGGAAGGGCACAGTCTTCAATGTCCTTCATTCGACTACGCTCGGCCTTTGCGCCTTCATCACGTGCTTCCTTGCGGATCGCCTCGACTAGGTCGGGGTAGTCCGCCTTCAAAGTTTCAAGATCCATACGGACCTCCTTATTGACTGCGGCCGCCTTAGGCGTTTCCGCTTCGAAAAAAGCCTGAGGCATGCCGCTGAAATACTTCGCTTCAACCTTCAGGCCGTTCATGTTGACGAAGCCGCCGACGGCAGAGTTGTGCACCTTAACCGTTTCGTCGACCTCATCAGCCAAGCCGAACGCCACTGCCTCTTCAGCGTTGAAGTAAGTCGTCGCGTTCATCTTTTCTTTAATCTCTTCGACCGAGCGCCCGGACTTCTCGGCATAGATGACGACGATGTTGTCTTCAAGCTTCTCCATGTCGTCCGCCATCTTTCGCATGTCGTCCGTGTCGCCCCAGACACCGGAGCTGACCTTGTGGATCATCATCATCGAACCCTTGGGCATGATGACCTTCGCGTTCGGCACGCTCGTGATGATCGTGGCCGCGCTCATGGCCGCGCCATCGATGCGGAAGGTGATCGAGCCCTTGTGCGCCTTGAGAAGCGAATAGATCGACAAGCCCGTGTACACCGCGCCGCCAAAGCTGTTGATCGAAATCTCAAGATCCGCAGCCTCCGGGATGCGACGGAAATCCTCAAGAAACTCAGCTTCGTTGAAGCCTTTCCCCCACGGATCATCCTTAGAGCCGCCGACATACCCGAACAGGTCGAGTTTTGCGACCTTGCTCGTATCGTCGCTCTTTACGTTCCAAAACTTATTCATCCTTTTCCTCCTTCTCCTCTTCCACCGGAAGTGTGCCGCCCGCTGCATTCAACCCTGCGGACTTCAAAAGCGCTTCCTCTCGTGCGCGCGTCCGCACAATTGAATCCATCCGCATGCCTGTCATCTCAGCCGCCTCACGACTGATCGTCGAGAAGCCGTTCTGTACACGAATGACAGCGGCATTCGCTTCTTTCAGGGGATCGAGTTGACCCTGTGCATCGCCGTGCCATTCAGCGCCTGACCAAGCCGCGCGAATTGCAGAATCAGCAAAGAAGCCCGGTGCATTAATGCGTCCCTTGCTGACCGCCTCCGCCAGCCACTCTTCGTAAACCGGCTGACAAAACGAACTGACGAGCCATTCCCTTCGCATGCGGAACATCTTCCACGCCTCGAGCAGCGCGGCTCGGCTGGCCGAGTAGCTCGACGTGAAATGTTTCAGCAAAAGTTCATACGGAATCTCGAGCGCCGCACCGATGTGCCGGCAGACCGCCTGTACATATCCGTCAAACGCCACACTCGGGCGCTTCGGATCGGCAATCTCCACCTTCTCGCCTTCGTCAAGCTGCACAATCGCGCCGTTGCCGAGCTCGTATGCCTGCGGATCGGGATCGATGCACTGCATGGCGGGAAGGCCGCCACCGCCGCCGAAAAGGCCGCTCTCGTCAGGCGAAGGCGTCGTCACGAAAACCGTGAACATGCCGCTGATCACTGCGGCCATCAGCTCAGCATCGCTGTAGCGCTTCAACTGCTTGAGCTCTTCAATGACAGGCGCAAGAATCGGGACGCCTCTTCGCTGAGCAGGACGCTCGACATCGGTCATGATGTGCAGGACGTTGCGTCGACCTGTACGATCACCGAAGATCGGCACTCTGCTCCATTTCACCTCAAGCGTGTCCGTCGAACGTGCAGTAGCTCCAGGGTGTCGATTAGCGACATAGACTGCAATGGCCTCTCCGTACTTACCGACCTCAATGCCCCCAAGAATGTTTTTCTTCAGGGCCTCAAGGTTGTCCTTCGGGTTGCAAACGCGATCGGCTTCGATGATCCCGACACGAAGGTCGTACACCGAGCCAACGCGACGAATCATCGGCGTAATGACAAAACAGTCGCCGCTCATCAACGTTGACAGCATTACAAGCGACTGGAGCTGATAAAAGTTCTGGCGTCGTTCTACGTCGCACATCACGCTATCCGCCCACAAGCGCCATTCACGCTCGGTATTGGCTTCCCAATCGCTCGCTTCCTCATCCGACATGCCGAGAAATCCGGCGTCGATCTGAGAATTCAAGCTCAAGCCGCTACCAACAACGTTCGTGCGAATTGTCTTCAGCGCACCCGTCGCGATAGGAGCCGTCATGTACAGCATGCGCGATCTGGCGCGAAGCGTCTCGATGTTTTCGACGATGTCTTCGTCGGCATCGGTCGTTGTACTTCGCCACCCGATCATCGACTTCTTTGCGTAGCTGGCACCGCCATGAGAGTAGCCGGAGCTGACCACCCTCGCAGGAGCGCGAACTGCAGTAGCTAACTCTTGGGGCGGAGATGGCGAAGCAAGAGTTCCGTTTGCTTCGAATAACTTACTCATCCGTCATCTCCTACAAATCCCTCGGCACTCCGCGGTATACGCGACTCCTGCCGGTCTCGGCCGCCTCGAGCGCAGCCACTTCCTTTCGCCAGTACTTGATCATGTTCATGATCTGATTGAGACTGGCGCGAGTCATAGTGCGAGTGCCGATCGTGTAAGACTGGCCGGCGGCAACTTCTCGCGACGCCTCAAGCCAAAGCTCTAGGTTTCTCCTCGCTTCTTCAAGCGTGATCCAAGCCATTCGGCCTCCTAAAAAGAAAGCCCCCGGAGCCGAAGCGCCGAGGGCACATGTTGTTCGTAGTCTTGAAGCGGCCAAAATACTTCAGTGGTGGGGTTGTTTAGGTTGGCTTCCCTTCTCCGCCGTATGATGCAATAAGCATCTCCGCGCATGCTTCATAGTCTTTAATTAGATCGTCGAGGCGCTTCCTGCAGTACGTAACAACGTGATGTTCGGTTGCCACCTCGACGATTTCCTTGTGGATGCCGTCCATCGTCTCCAACAGCCGACGCTGTGAAACGCGGACAGGTATCCCCTCTTGCTTTCGGTTCGTCATCTCTTGCTCCTAAAATTCAACCCCACGAGACACCGTTCCTCGGCGTCGTGCCGGGCGCTGTGCCTGTTGCTCGCGCTGATACTGACCAGAGTAGTAGCTATCGAGCATTTCAAAGTTCGGATTCAGCGCTTCCATCGCGGCAGTCGCATAGACCGCGCAGTCCAGAGCCTCATTGCGCTGGCGAAGCTTCACCCAAACGAGCCTCGAGCCGTTCTTGTCTCGGACAACTTCCTGCTTTTCAGCGGTAAGCTGCTTGAAGAAGTCTTCCGTGAATCCCGCGCCCTCATTCGCATCAAAGTGAACGAAGTTCGGACCCGCTTCGGGCACGTCAAGACGATCCATCACCTTGCGCTTGCCGGCATCGACACCGAGCGGGAAAAGCACAGCCTTCTCGGTACCGGCACGACTCGGCTTACCTACGAAAGGCAATTCCGCGCCGCCTCGCCCCTTGATCGAGAAAACTCTTTGTCGCTCCCTCGACCGCGTGTAGGCGTACACGTTATTCGTGTACAAACCGTCACCGGAGTCGATAAAGACACAAGAGACAGGCATCTTCACGCCGCTCGAGTGCTTGTACTCAGTCTCGAGCACGCCGTCGAGCATTTCCCACGTCTTGGGGTCATCGGGCAAGCCGTAGAGCACTCGATGACAAATCCCCCAGCACTCGCGATCGCGGCCCCACCCGTAGATGGAGCACTCGAGGCGATTGCGCTGAACGTCAACGCCGGCAGTAAGCATGAGGACTCCTTCCGGCAAGTGCTCGGTCGGATACTCCTCGCGTCGGTCTAGCAGCTGGTCAAAGTCCCCTTCATCGGGATTGATCGCTGTGAAAGGTTCTCCAAGCTTCAAGTTGATGAACTCCCTCAGCTTTTCGCGATTGTTTTCAGCAGTGCACGAAACCCACTCTTCGACCAAGCCGTGAAGCGTGACCCAAGGTGAGTAAAGCGCATTGCACTGATACCCCTTGACAGAATGGCCCGGGTTATGCGCGATCCATCGACCAGTAGACAGCATGTTCAGGTCAGGACGGTACGGGCCGCGAGTCTTCGCGCCGCACTCAGGACAGTACATGGCCGCCGTCATCGGCAGCGCGTTCCCGTCCTCGTCCTTGTCCCACCTGACCAAATCCCACACGAGACGATGCTCATGACCACAGTGCGGACACTTGACGTAAAAATACCGTTGATCCGATTCCTTGAAGGCTTCGTAGATCTTGGACTCTTCCGTCGTGGTAGGCGTCGAGACAAGCACAATCTTTCGACTGGCTTCAAAGTTCGCAGTACGCTGTACCGCAAGCTTGATCGGATCGCCTTCCTTCGTCACGCCGTAGCGGTCAACTTCGTCGCACAGCAGAACACGAATCGGACGAGAAGCCAAACCCGCAGGAGAATTTGCACCGACTAGTGCCAGATAGCCGCCCGGGTAGTGCTTCATGCGAATCGTCGTCGACGACTTGCGGGAGGTCCCCTTCTCGTCCTTGCCTTCCTCGAGTTTTCCCTTGAGTCCTGGCGAGTAAGCGAACATCGGTGAGATGCGCTCTTTCGAGAAGGCTTCGGCCATTTCAACCGTTGGTTGAAGCATCAGCTGCGGGGAAGGTTCTTGGTCGGCGTAGTAGCCCATGATGCCCAGAAGGGCTTCCGACTTGCCGAGCTGAGAACTGAACATTAAAACAACCTTTTCGGTCTCGCGATCAGTCGCAGCATCCATCGGCTCTTTCAGGTATGGAGTTCTACTGGTGCGCCACTTGCCCGGCTCAGGCGACGTGCCCGGCGGTACGACGCGGAACTCATCCGCCCATTCGCTACCCGTCAGACGTGAGATAGGTCGGCAGATCCGAGCAAACTCGTCACTCCAAATCCCCATCTTTCACCTCTTCGTCGGCAGAGAATTGGCCGCCGTGAATCTTCTCAAGAAGTTCGTTGAACATCTGCTCCAAAACGGCCTCAACGTCACGCTGGCTTCTGTGCTCGAGCAGGCCCGCAAAGCGAGAAGGAGCGGCAAGGCAAAAAGAGCGAAGCCTTTCAGCCGTTGCACGGGCATCCGCTTTCACGTCGGCCACGGCAACGAACTCGCCGCGCATAACCTTCGCCTCCATCTCCTTGATCTCAGCGAGGTACGTTTCCTTCTTCGCGCGAGCTTCATCAAATGACAAAAGGCCTTCGGCTTCTGAAGCTTCCCTTTCTCGTTCTTCTTTTTCACGGGACTTTTCTTCGTCCAGTTGAGCAACAATTTTCAGCGCATCATCGACCGGAATCTTTCCGTCAGTGGTTTTTGGAATGATGTTGCGCTGGCACTGCGAGACCACCCAAGAATGCGAGCGACCAATCATCCTCGCAAACTCTCGAATTCCCGCTGTTTTCAGCGACATACGCTCCTCCAGTAAACACAAACAAAAGCCGAGCGATAAGCCCCTTTTTAGTGGTCAGACCACGTTTTGAAAAATTGCATCTAGACGACCTTCGGGACTCGCGAGACCCGCAAGCCTTTTTCGAACTACGTGAGAACCTACCAGGTTCTTTTCTTCACCATTTTGATTCCCAACCTACAAATATTTCATTGAGCCGGTGCCGGCTCCTGGCCCTTGTCATCAGTCACAGCATCGTAGACAGCATTGCCTGCCATCGATCCTGCGAACGATCCGGCAACAGTAGACCAGAATCCACTGTTGGAAGATGCCGGCACCTGATTCACTGTTTGGTTGATAACTGTTGTGTTCTTCTTCACAACGGTCGTGCGCTTCGGTGCATAGCTCTTCGTAGTAGCGGGACGGGAGAACGAACGTCCACCGCTGAACCCACGACCACCTCGTGCTTCCGCTGCCGTAGAAATGAAAAAAGGCGACCACCATGGCCGCCACAATAGCTTTCTTCATTTTGTCCCTCTAAATTGAAAAGCCCCCGAGGTTTCCCCACGAGGGCAGAGTACACTGTTAGTCGCGGAGCGATGCGCCAACACCGCCCCGCGCTTCCTCACACTCATATCTAGCTTAAGCATGAAGAAAGAAGACCTTACAAAGCTAGTCGACAAATTAAACTCGTCCATGCCGGCAGGGGTCGAATGCCCCATGTGTCACGGTCGAAACTTCGAAGTTGTCGACGGCGTTTTCACAAACTCGATCCAGCAGTCCTTGAACAACTTTCAAATAGGCGGCCCATCTGTTCCGTGTGTGTCGTTTGTCTGTACGCATTGCGGCTTTCTAAGCCAGCATGCAATCGGCGTTCTTGCCCCGGAAATATTACGCAATGCAAAAAGCGAGGCCGCCCATGAGTAATGGAGTTCTGAGCCTGCCCGGATCTAACGAAAAGGTCGATGTCGTGTACAAAGCCCCTCGCATGATCTGTGCTTCGGAGCACACCATTAAGCTTTATGCCTCTGAACTCATCGAGGCAACGGCGAAACGCTCAGGATTCTGTGGCTCCCTTGCGGTGTTCCTTTCCGTTTTGCCGATGGCGATAAACGAAAAGGGATTCAGCGATTTCCTCACTATTGCGTCAGGTACTTGGCACGGCATATTCGTAACCATCGCTGTGATATCTGGAGCGCTCTGCCTAGGATTTGCTTTTCGGTGGTTCACGCTGCGAAAGAAAACAAGCCCGGACTATCTCATCCAACGGCTTACTGAGAATGAGCCTTGGCAGGTCCAAACAGTCATAACGGCCAAAGCAGGCACTCCCGCCAAAGTAGTTCCACTGACAAACTTCAAGTAGCGAAAAGGTAACCGCGCGGAGTGAGCTTCCAGCCTTAAAGTCGTCTAAAGCCCCCACGAATTACTTCACGCCCAACATCTTGAGAAA